GCTCAGCGATACTGGTCCCTTGGCCAAGGTCGGGTTCGAACCACAACCTTGAAGACTGCCTTCATCGCGCATTAGGGCTCCACGCCATAATGCGTAATGTTTAGCAGTCTCTCTAGAGTTGGCTGTCATTATCGCTCCGAAACTCTTATATAGCATCATCCCAGTCCATTTAAGGATTGGAGTGACACCTAATAAGGTTAAGGGGCGACAAGGAATTGACAAGACAGGTTGTATACTCGCCCATTTTACTAGGTGGGTATACTGTAAGATTGGATCAGTATAACTAGTAATTATTCTAGTCATACCTAACCAGTCGAACGCCTTTCTTGCTAATTGACGACTTAATCGGCTCCGGTAGGATCCGATTAATATCGACACAGCCTTCTCAATCGAACCGGGGCCCCTCAAAGGAGGGACTGGATATCCTCTATCTTCTTGTTCGAGTAGAAAACCGGCCGTCAAGTAAAACTTGGAGGAACGGATCAACCCGTCAAGAGGATAGGCTGATACCTCAATCCCGTCGACGATTAATCTTTTCGCGAACTCAAACATCCTTTCGGATCTATGAGTTTTAGATTGATTAATCTCGACACCTAAGTTCTCCATTAGTTGGATATAAGAGTTTCCAAACTCTTCACCAACTAAGACGATATCATCTCCAAGGAGACGATAATCGTTTTCCGTCGCTCATCGTCCAAGTGACTGCTTAGCAGCTACTTGCACGACCAAGTGATGGGATAAAGAGAACAAGGCTCATGAAGAGTGTGCACCCATTGGTTGACCACTTGAATAAGTTACAACATGTTGTTTTAACTTAAACGGGTAGCCAACCATCGTGTGCACCCAGGCATCGGAGAATGTCTCATTTGTCAGAGCAGTTAACAGGTTCTTTTGAACCTGGATAGGAAATCTATCAGTAGCAGCAGTTAAATCTGCCGATACTTTAACCCCTTTAACTTGTGAGAGGGATCTTCCAGACAACTGATCAAAAGAGCAATCAGAAGGGATTGTTTTGAAAACTTTCCATTGATGGTATATTTCTCAAATCGTTCAAATCCAACGTATTGTAGTTGTGTTGTGAGGCAATGTCTTCAAAGTAGTTGAGCATCTTTGAAGAAATTA